TTGCAGGCTTTGCTGGTTCTGCTCGACGATCTTCTGAAGCAGTTGCAGTGCCTTGTCGGCGTCGGACAGCCCCTTGGTCATGCCAGAGGCGTTCGCCGTCATCTGCATGCCAACGCCGATTACTGTCGCCATACGTCACCCGCTGTTGAATAACTGCTGCAACTGCTTGATCTGATCCACCATCTGCTGCTGATGCTGCGGCGGTTTTTCGATCGGCACGAAGTCTTCCGCACGCGGTGCCTTGCCCTTGGCGGAATACGGGGCGAGCACCGCGCTCGCCAGCAATCCCGTCTCCCGCCACGAATCCGGCAACGCCTCGAAATACCTCGTATAGGCCAACCACTCCGCGAACTCGACGGCCGACATGCGCCGTTCGAGCTCGCCCACCGTCATCTTCAAATGCCCCGCCAAACGAAACAGAAACCTGCGCGTCGGGCGGATGCTTAGTTTTTTGCCAGTTCCTCCACGTCCTTGTCGGTGATCGCGTTGTGGGCGGCGGCCTTGTCGAACAACCGGCTCACCACCTTCGCGCTCTTCGCCGCCAGCTTCTCGACCTGCTCATCGTTGAACAGCCGCTGGCCCGCCTGGTCGCACAGGCAGCGGGCCAGGAACTTGGCGCGAAAGTTGTCCACGCCGACTTCCTTCTTCCCTACCCATTCCTTCTGGTAGGCGTCGAGCTCGCCCACGGTCATCACGCGGATATAGACCTCGCCGCCCCACTCCTTCACGTTCACTTTGAGAAGGCCAAGGTCGTCCGCTGCCAAGATCTGTTCTGCCGTCAGTGCCATGCGCGTGTCCTCATTCGGGCGTGATTTTGAACGTCACCGCATACCGTGCGATGTCGTTGACTCGGCCCGAGAGTTGCACCCGCTCGCAAATCGCCTTTGTGGAGAAGGTCAGCCCGCCGCCAGAGATGGCGAGCGTGGCCTTCTTGCCGTACTGGGCCAGCGAGACGTTGGCAGTGCTCAGGCACGAGATATCTATAGTGCCAACGTCAAATGCCCAGGTGCTCGCCCGCGCGAGCGGCAGACTGCCGCCCGCGTTGACCTTGATCTCCACGACCTCGCCGAAGTTCGTGGAGTTCCACGAAGCCGTAACGCCCGCGCACTCGGTTGCCATGACGGGCCTCCGTCACGGACTAGCGGGCAACCCGGAACGTAACCTGACCACGGACGGCATCATTCGTAGCAAGCGTCAGCGTCGAGGACGACACGGTGGCCGCCTTGCTAATCAAGGCACTGCCGCCAACCGTCAGCACCAGCGTGCCGGTGCTGGCATCAGCGATGATGCTCGTGCCGAGGTAGTCCACAACAACCTCTCGGCCCGTGTCGGTCGCCGAGCCTTTGAGCGGGCGCTGGATGGTGCTGATGGCATTGCCGGTGGTGAGGCCCAAGTGCGACACGTCAATGGTGTCATCGGCGGACGGATCCGTGTTGCTCACGACGATGCTCGTGACGGTGAACGCGTTACCAGCGAACGAGAACGTTGTGCCCGATCCATCATGCGGCGTTGCTGACATCTGCTAGGTCTCCTGCCAGAGGACGTTGAAGGTCTGAGTTACTTGGTACACCGGCGGAAGGTCGCCGCCTGCCAGCTGCACGAAGTCGTCGGATTCCTGCTCCAGCGACACATGCTTCACTTCCGTATTGTTCAAAGTCCCCCCGTAGCCATCCAGAACCAGACGCACGCGGTCGGCCAGTTCCCGTACGTCCTCGTAGGTGGTGGCGAAAGACTGCATTTCTACGCTCACGTTCGGCATGCCCATCGGCCCGGCCAGCGTGTGCTCCCGGCTGATGCCCGAGCGCCGCCAGATGACGAACGGCAGGGCCGCCGACTTCGGGGCCAAGAGCGGGAAGACGCGGCTGCCCACGATGGACGACGTGACGGTGTTCGTCACGAGAACGCTGCGGAGGACGGCTTCGGGTGATTTCATGTGATGAGCCCTCTTGCTACGCGGCCCTTGACCTCGTTCAGTGCCTTCTCAAGCCTTGTGGCCAGTTCCTGCTGGAGCAGGCTTCGCATCGCTGGCTGGGCCTGGTTGAAGGCTGTCTTCACCGGCGGCACGCCTGTGCGTCCACCGACCGGCATCTTGCCGAGCTTCACGACCTCGCCATCGGCGGCCCGCTTGAAGAACGCCTTTGGATACTTGGGGTTCGTCTGCACCTTCAGCCTGGAGCGATAGCGGGCGGCGTAGCGGTCGCCTGCCGCTCCGAAGAGGTTCTTCGGTGGCTTGCCAAGTTTTCGCGGGCGGGCGATTGTGAACTGCCCGCGCTGCTTGAAGCTCGACGCCACCGGCCCCTTCGTCTTTCGCTCTTTGGTGCCGAACTCCAGAAAGCCCTGGTGGTATCCCTTACTGCCACCGCCAATCTCGTAGCCGACGAGGCCCACGGCGTTGCCGTTTTTGGCGTACACCTTAATCTTGGTCTTGATGCTTTTCCGCAGGTTGCCGGTCGGCCCCTTCGGCGTGTTCTTACGCAGGGCGGCCTGCCCTGGTGCCATAGCCTTGCGAAGAGCGGCCCCGAGGTGCTTGGCGGCGATGTTCTTCGGGAGCGTCTTGAACTGCTCGCGGAGTTCCGTCAGTTCGGGAAACTCCATGCCGAGTTCAAGGGCACCGCTGGCCTGTGCCATTTACTGCTGCTCCTGGCAAATGGCCTCGTGCTCGCTGCGGTTACCGTGCTCGAGCAGGCTCACGATCTCCAGCGTGCGGCCCCGCCATGCGAACCGCATCTGTTGCGTGAGGCCCGGCAGATACCGCAGCCGCAGTCGATGCGTGATGCTTGTTTCCTGCTGCCCGGCCAGCAACGCCTCGCGGGCGCTCACGCCTTCCACGCTCGCCCACACGGCCGAGGAGTTGCTCCACGCCAGCACCGTCTCGCCAAGGGCATTGGTCGTGCCGCTGGCAATCTGGACGGTGATGCGGTCGCGGAGCTTCCCGGCGTCGATCATCGGTAGGAGCCCCACTTCTGCGAGTCGAGCAGGGACGATACGGCGAACTCTAACTCCTTGGAGATCGAGCCCACGAGCACCGTGCTGCGGTTGTCGTACCAGAAGCCAACGAGCATCAGCATTGCGTGCCGGATCGCGGCGGGCACGTCGGTCCCGCTGGCCCCGTATCCAGCCCACCACGTCACGGCATGCGCCCCGGCGTCGATCCGGTGCGGCGGCCAGGTGCCCGCATAGATGGGCAGCACCGTGCCCGGCGTCGATTGGCGATCCACTCGGAACTGATCCACGGCGTAGGTGCCGGTCGTGCCGCCGTCTGCCGTGAACGTGAGCGACACAGCCGTGGCCGTGCCAGCGACGGCCATCGGCGGGCGGGGCAGCTCCATCGCCTCGATGCCCGACGTGGGGAAGCGGTCAAACCGCATGACCCACTGCGTGTAGACCAGCGTTCGGTCAAGGTACTGCTCGCACCACTCACGGGCCGCCGTGATGAGGCTGGCCACATAAGCGTCGTCGGCGGTGCCGTCGATGCGGCAATGGGCCTTCGCCTCGGAGAGCGTCACGGGCTCCACGGCGGGGGGCGTCTGGCGGCTGAGGCTGCGGTACTTCACTTCTTGCGTCTCCGCTTGGGCGTGGCGTCGGCCGTCTCCGCGTCGTGCTCGACGGCGGCCGTCTCGATCAACTCCTGCTGCCGGTCCTCCACCGCGAACCGCTTGGCAATCAACTCTTGGGCGAGCCCGCCGGGGATCTCCACCACCTGCCCGGCGCGGTAGCTTCGGAACGAACGCAGCATCCTTAGTTTCTTCATTGGGGCACGCTCCATGCAGTTTCGGGCTTCTGCATCGTGTTGCAGTATTCGGTGGCGTGCTGATAGACGGGCTTGCCGAGGTCTTTGCCGGGCCATGTGAAGACATACTCGCCGTGGCCGATGCACACCCGTGGCGTCACGAACAAGCGGTTTCCGCTTTCTCGCCAGTTGACCCAGAATGCAATGTCGGCATCTCGCCGTGGACGCCAGTTCGGATCGCCCGGCGTCTTGGGCTGCTCCTCCCAGGTGCCGTCGCTGTTGGGCAGTTCCTGCATCCACGGCAGTTTGCACCGCTTCAGGGCGGCCGTGCTCAGGATGGTGCAGCCGAAGTGCGCCGTGTCCACTTCCTGCACCGGCTCGGCAAACCATTCCTTCGCAAGCGTCGTCTTGCCGCCCTCGGGCGGGTTTTCCAGCGTGCCCTTCAAGGTCAACATCGGCCTGCCGTCTTCCCGCTTTGTTTGCAGCGGGGCGAGCGCGTCGCACTGGAACGTCATGGCAAGGGCGAATAGCTGCTCAAGATCATCGCGGCTGAACGCGCTGTCGTAATCGATAACGAGAAGGTACTCGCATTTGTCTACGAACTTCTCGCAGACCCTCGACAGGCATTGGGACCAAAACGCCCCCTGCATCATTGTGGGCCGTATGCCGAGCGGCATGAGCGCCTGCGCCCATGTGTAGAAGTTCGACATAAACCCGAGCCGGGGGACGCTCATCACGGCCTCCACCCGAACGTCTGCCTCAGTACCACCCACGCGGACGATCATGTGCTACCTCAAAAAGAGAGCGGGCCGCCCCGTAGTGGAGCGGCCCGCTCAGTTTGCACATCACGTCAAGCCGTCAGGCTCACGCACCCACGAGGCCGATGACCGGACCGGCGACGGTCGAGGAGCCGAGGCTGTGGTGCGTGATCGCCACGCGAGCCGAAGCCTTGATGACCGTCTGCTCCGACAGGAAATTCACCTGATCCGAGCTGGCGATCTCGATGCCCTGGCGGATGCCGTACATCGAGCTGTTAGCAAGGTTGCCGTACAGCGCCATGATCGCACCGGTGGAGTCCGCACCGCTCGGCAGGCGGTCGGTGAGGACCACCGGGCTGCCGAGGAAGGTGAGGCCCATGCCCTGCGTCATGCCGACCGAACCGCCCTGGGCGAGATCCAGGTTCTGCATGCAGGCCGCGAAGAAGAACGGGCTGCAATACCACTTCGCACCGGCACGACTGTGCTGCGGAACCGCAGCCATCATCGCCAGGAGGTTGGCCTTGGTCACTTCGTCGGGGGTGTCACCGGCAGCCGTCACGAGCGACGCCGCGTAGGTGGCACCAGACGAGGCGAGCAGACCGCCCGTGTGGCTGGTCACGAGACCGGCCACGGCGGGAGCGTTCGCCGGGTTGCCCGAGAACGCAGCCGACTCGATGGCGTTGGCGAGCGACAGGCCGAGCTCGGCCGCCACCCAGTCACCGATCGAGATGACCGAATCGGCCAGGAGCTCGTTCGCCACGATCGTGGCGGCCGTGACCTTCTTCGCCGTCAGCGTCACCTGGTTGATGGTGGGATCGCTGGCCGTGATCGCCACGTTCTCGTCCTGCCACTGGCTCGTCGCACCGCCCGTGCGGCGCGGGAACAGCAGCACGTCGCTCGGCATCTGCACGTTCTGTGCGTTCTGCACGAAAGCGGAGTACTGGTCCACGAGCCGGATCACGGTCGAGGAGAGCACGTCGGCCACGGTCGCGGCACCGGTGGTCGCACCGGTCGAGCCGAGCGCGCGGGTGTCGATGCCCGCATCGTCGCACCACCGCTTGGCCTCGGCATCACCCTTGCGGGCCTTGATGTACATGCCGAACCGGTAGGCGTCCTCGGCCTTCTCGAACGCACGCAGGCGGCCCGCGAACGGGACGGCCTCGATGCGGACGGCCTTCTCCTCGGCACGGACCTCGGGGGCGGGGGTGCAGCGATCCACCACCGACCGCAGGTTCTTGGCCGACTCGACGACCTTCTTCTCGAAGTCGATTCGAGCGGTGAGTTCGTCGGCACGCTTGTTGAGGTCGATCAGTTCGACATCGCGAGCGGTCGTGTCTTCGGCCTCGATCGCACGAACGGCGTCGATCCGGTTGGCGAGGGCAGCCGCCTCGTCCTGAAGCTTCTTGAGGTTGTCCACTTGTGGTTCTCCGAGGCGGTATTGCCTAAGAGCCACGATGCCGTCAGCGGGCCGACCTCTTGCAGAAGCGCACTTCAGAAACTGTTGTTTTGACAAACGCCACCGCCCGAGCCCCGCACCGGGGGCAGCGCAAATACCGCTGCCGCTCGTCACCGCAGGGGCGGCTGGAACGGCAACGGAGTTTCTCGCCGCAGGTGCAGCGTGCTTCAGACACGGCGAAGCCTCAGTGCCCACGCCGCAGCGGCGTCACGGACCAGGGAACGCTTGGCGACAACGGCGGCCACCGCCTCGGGCTCGGGCTGCGAC